AAGGACTTGTCCACGGTCATCATCGTGCCAGCCAGAGAGGCTGTTCCTACCAAAGCGGTGGCCGCATGGTGGAATCTCATGACCCCGCCGAATCAGAAGGTGTGCAAGCTGTTCGCGGCTGGGATGGAGGTTGGGTTCGCCTACGAGAGTGTGGTTGAAGCGATTCTAAACAACCCCGATTTGTCCACATGGAAATATATCCTCACGCTTGAGCACGATAACATCCCGCCGCCGGACGGTCTGCTCAAGCTTTTGGAACGTGCCGAGGCACATCCTGAGTTCGACGTGATAGGTGGTCTGTACTGGACCAAGGGTCACGGCGGCGTTGCGCAGTGCTGGGGCAACCCCAACGAGGTGCCAATCAATTTCAAGCCGCAGAAACCACGCCTCGACGGTGGATTACTTGAGGTGAACGGCACCGGCATGGGCTTCACCCTTTACCGAATCGCGATGTTCAAGGATAAACGCTTACGGCGCCCGTGGTTCAAGTCGGCGGCCTCAAGGGAAGAAGGGGTGTTCACGCAGGATTTGTATTTTGCGCTTGACGCTCGCAAGCATGGGCATAGGTTTGCTATCGATTGCTCGGTGAAAGTGGGCCATTACGATCTGGCTAACGATCAGGTTTGGTGATGACGGTACACATCTGTACACCTAATTCTGGGTTTGGTGATAACCGAAAACTATACTGCGGTGCGAGTCCTAAAGGTCAACAACATTTTCCGGTGGCTCTGACTACCCGCTCGGATATGTGGGATAAGCTAGCAGCAGTATCCGATTGTCCCGCATGCTTGCGCGCGTATTTTACCGATGAATCAATTCATGGCGGTTTGCCATGGTACTGGAATAACCGTTCGGAGGAATCAAGCGATGCTCGATAAAACAACGGAGAATGAATTATGATATGCCTCGCATTCGCAATTTTTGTCGTTTTGTTTTCCATTGGCATCTATATCGCGCATTGCTTGCATTGTCGCTATCCGTTCCTTTTCGATCATGGCCTTCCTGATTATCGGGGTCTAAGACAATCATCTAGTTCGTCTGAAAAAACATGGGATTAACAATGCTCGATAAAACCACTAAGCCAAGGAAAGTAGGCGCGACTTACCCTTGCTTACCGAAAGACCTCATTCGCGCGCCGAAGGACGGGCTGCTCAAGCTCGATATCGGGTGCGGCGAACGCAAGCAGGAAGGCCATGTCGGTATCGACATCGCCGCGTGTCCTGGCGTCGATCACGTCATGGATGTGCGGAAATATCCGTGGCCGATAGAAGATGAGTCGGTGGACAGCATCTATACCTCGCATTTCTTCGAGCATTTGGACGGTCCAGAACGCGTCGCGTTTATGGAGGAATGCTGGCGCGTTCTGAAAGTAGGATCGCAGATGGTCGTCATCTGTCCCTACTGGTCATCCATGCGCGCGGTGGGAGACCCTTTCCACAAGTGGCCTCCGGTCTGCGAGTGGACGTTTTTCTATTTTGTCGAGCATTGGAGGAACGACAACAAGCTGGATCACTATGGCATCAAGTGCAATTTCAATTGGAGTTGCGGACATGCTGTCGATCCTGACCTGCTTGCACGCTCGGATGATTACCAGACCATGGCCCGCAAGAATTACATAAACTCCATCAACGATATTCATGTCACATTGACCAAGGTTGAATTGGGCAAACGCTCATGATCTGGCTGATGATTTTCTGCACTCCATCCATGCTGCTTCTGGCATGGTATTTGCGCAAGCCGTTTCTGGAATAATAAATGGTCACGACCAGCTTTGCCACTCTCCCGGACGGGTTTCAGTTTCTATCATTGTTCGATCAGGCGTTTGCGCAGGTTCTTCCATTCGGGACTATTACAGTCACGACAGCCGGGGGCACATATACTGTCGGAACGAACAATGCGGATATCCTGATTAATGGGTCGGGTGCTAACTCAGTCCAATTGCCAGATGCAACGATCCGTAACAATCAACCGCAGAGTATTGTGGATATAGCGGGGAATGCCGCAACTTTTCACATAACCATCCTTCCATTTGGAACTCAAAAAATTATAGGCCAGAGCAGTATTGCAATTACTGGAAACTACGGCGGTTATACTCTATGGCCAATCCCGACAGGTGGATGGTATGTCAAATAGACAGTTCTGGTTTGTTTTTCTATTCTTTATTGGATTTGGGTTTTCGCCTGCTCATGCACAATGTAATGGCGTGTTCGGAGCCGGTCAATTTTGTGGAACTGTTGGAGGCGGCCCACCGGCTCCTATCTCGCTGTTGAGCGGAGCCAATGTTTGGAGCGGCGTAAACACTTTCACGTCTGGTCTTGTGACTGGTGCCAATGTTGCATTGCCTGGAACATCTATTTTCATGGCTAATGCCAATACTATAGCGCCTCCCGGTTTTGTTGTTGCTGGGGAGTATCTTGTAGCTAATTTTGTTGGTCCGAACAGCGAAGCTCCCCTATCGATTATGGATAGTTATGGGACTGGCAACAATTGTTGTTTTGGGGCATTCGTATTTCGCCGCGCTAACGGAACCTCGGCTTCGCCAACCCCCTTGGTCAATGGCGACATCATTGGAACTATCGATGGTCATGGCAATGATGGCAATACGAATACCGGACAAAGCGGCTATATAACTGGCGGTGCTGCTCAGATCAGATTTAATGCAACTGAGAATTGGGCAGCAACCGGGAACACATCTACAAACAATGGGGAAAATCTTACATTCATCGGGACACCGAATGGCTCAGGGGCCACCGGCAATTTGAGGCTAATCGCTACCCTTCTTGCCAACACTCTGACATCGGTTTCGGAAACAATCGGCCTTTCCGGTACGACCAACGGTTATTTAACACTGACGGGTGGTGCTTCATCTAGTGCAGCAGCATGGACTACAAGTGGTTTGCGCTTTATAGCCAGTCCAGCTTCTTACACGGACACCACATCGACAGGCACGGTAGCCGCCGCTTATACGGACTTGTTCGGGGCGAGCACTGTTCTAGCGTCTACCGCGACCACTTATACCAATTACTATGGCTCGTATTTTCAAGACCCCGTTCCAAGTACAAATGTCACTTTCACAAGTTATTCTGCGCTAGGTGCGGACAGTATTAAGATCAATCTTTCTAATGCCGGTGACAGGCTTGTTATCAACACCAACAATACTCCTACCGCCGGCCTCGACGGCGATTTCCATATGCTCGGGACTATCACCGCGAATGTAAACAACTTCGCTGCTATGCGGATCGAACCGACCATTACCGGGACTGCAGGAGGGGCCGGTAACCACATGCAAGGCGATTTTTTTGCGCCCACTTTCACACCTACTGCGAGTATCACAAGCGCGGAGGGTACGCAGTACAACGTGACTTTCAATCCGGGAACTGGTGCCATTATTACGACTGGCGATGCCCTATTGATAGGGCTTGTCACAGGTAATGGCGCGGGCACTATTACGACGGGGAACGGGCTTAATGTCGTTCCTGTGTACGGCTCGATCAAGCCCACGACAGTTCGCGGTATCTACATCAACAATATGGGAGCACCCGGTATTACGACCTCTTACGGCCTCTATGTGGATTCGCAGTCTGGTTCATCCACAAATCACGGCATTTTTGATGCGGGCGACTTCGCTGCAACTGGAACGGTGAGTTCAACGGACGGCTTTATCGCAAACGGAAATACCGGACTATCGACCGTATGCACAGTAACAGTGGCAGATACATTAACTTTCACGCTTGGCATTCTGACCGGCAAGGGAACTCATTGCACATGATGAAGATATTAGTTATTGCGTTTCTGTACATATTTACTCTCATATTTCCTGCCGTTGCTCAGCAGCTTCCAAGTCAAGTTGCTATTCAGATGGATACGGTTATCAATCAATGGGCGCAGACGATTGAGATACAGCAAAAGCAGATTGAAGATTTGAAGAAGGAGAATGCAGAATTAAAGTCTCAGTGCGAGGCCAAGAAATAACATGGGGCGAGACAAGCACTACGTTCCATACTGGCGGACTGGAAAGGTTAGGGCTTTTTTAGTATTCCAGCCCGCATGAATGCGCTTGCGAAGTGTAATTTCCTTAATTCCTACCTTTAGGGCCCATTGGGAAATAGTCAGACGCTCGCCTGCAAAGGATAGAAAATGGTTGTCGCTACGATTAACAAATTGGACAGACATCGGCACCCAGCGACAATTGTGGGGTGAATAGTGGCCGTTGTTGTTTCTTCGATCTAGTGTCAGGCCATCTTTGTAAAGGTGTTGATTATCGGCCTGAAAGGCAATAAACTTTTGCCAGCGTTTGCACACTTTGATACCTCGACCGCCGTATCTAGGGTAATGGCTAGACTTGGGGTTTTGACAGCGTTCTTTCATGCTTCGCCATACTCCATAAAGTTTGGTTTTATGGGCTCCATGCGTTCTATTGCGAATAGAAGATGCTTCTCTAGAGGCACATCCACAGGACTTTGTGTACCCGCGTATAATGCAGCGGATCGCGACAATGCGTTCGGTACCACAATCGCAACGGCATAATGCGCCTCGGTCGCGTCCGCGTTCATACATAGGAATGCTGGGTTCGTTTATTACCAGCCATCTGCCAGATCGAGTGCCAATATAGGCCATATGAAACCTCGTTGGGTCAACAAGCTATAGAATAGGATATAATAGCCAGTGCCGCAAGACCGATTTTACGTTCCAGGAACGTTTTGGAGAATTTCGGATAGGACAGGCTTTAAAGTCCGCTCTTACAAGACCCAGAAGGAATGGCAGGGCTATATCGTTGAGCGTCAGGTATGGGAAGCGCGCCAGCCGCAAGATTTTGTTAAGGGTGTCAAGGATGACCAGACAGTGCCGGAGGCACGTCCACGTCAACCTAACACATTCATCGAGCTTGAACCAAATGGCGCCCGCTTCTACTGCTACAACAACAACGGGATGAAGGCCGGAACGTTCCTGGTGCTGCAAAGCACTGGCGCGGTCGATCCCGGCATCAATTCGGAATCCAATTACCAAAACACAGGTGGAACGGCAGGATGGCTTGTCTATGGGACTACGCCGGTTCCTCCCGTCGATACCTCGCAATTCCCTAGCAATATCCAATGACCACATCGGGCGTAGATACTTACAACGAAACTCAATTCCAGATTATCTATGCCAGCGCGCGAAAGTTAGGCTTTATCTCGTTCGAAGAAACCCTAAGCGCGGGCGCATATACGGCGTTTTCCAATCAGCTTAATGTTCTCATCAAGTCTCTAGACGCAACCGGGCTGCATCTATGGACGGAAGAAGAAGCAACGCTGTTCCTTCAACCTGGACAGTTCTCATATACGCTCGGCGGAACGACAACCGACAACTGCGCCTGGACGAACTATAATCAGACGACATTGAACGCCGCCGCCGCTCAAGGCGCGACCTCAATCAATGTGGTATCGACTACTGGTTTCGCGGCCAACTACTATGTCGGCGTGGTACTCAATTCCGGGGCCATTGCGTGGTCGAAGGAAAGCGGCGCTCTGTCTGGCACTACAATCAATCTTACAACGCCGCTTCCCGGCCCTGCGGCGGCTACCAATTATGTGTTTGTCTATCAAACACAGATCGTAAGACCGTTACGTGTTGTTTCTGGCAGGCGATTTGCCTTCAATGGGCAGATCGATACGCAGATGATCCAGATGTCGCGGATCGACTACCGGAATCAGCCGAACAAGAGCAACCTCGGGGTTTTGACACAGTTCTTCTACGACCCTCGCGGTGGTGCCAACACGCAAGGCGTTATGTGGATTTGGCCGGCGCCTTCATCGGTCAATAATGCGCTCAAGTTCACATGGTGGCGCCAGATTCAGGACTTTTCCACTCCGGGGAATACTCCCGATCTCCCGCAGGAATGGCTAGACTTTCTGATTTGGGGACTAGCTGTGAAGATGGCCCCGGAGTGTTCTTGTCCACCAGCGCGTTTTCAAATGGTACAAGAACAGGCATCCGCGGCATTTGATATTGTTTCGTCTTTTGATCGCGAACCAGAGTCATATTTGTTCGGCGTTGATACCGATCAAACGAGCCCATACTAATGGTCAATGTTCCCTTCGCCACTAACCAGGCAGTCTCACAATCGTTGCCTGTGCAGTCACAGCGCATGGAGAACGCATTCGCAGAGAAAGAACCACAGGACGCCAAGAGCGAAGTGGCAATCTTCCCCGCACCTGGCTTGACCAGCTTTGCGACACTCGGCTCCGGTCCCATCCGTGCCATGAATGTGATGGGCGGGGTGCCGTATGTACTATCAGGTGGTACGCTCTACAGCGTCAGTTCTGCCGGTGTAGGAACGGTTTTGGGAGGACAGATCAGCGGTTCTGGTTATGTGCCGAGCAGCAATAACGGCACGCAGGTCATGTTCGTCAATGGCGTCAACGGCTATGTGTGGGCGCAGAGTACCGGATTTCAGGTTGTCACCGATCCGAATTTCCACGCGGCGTCTGCGATAACGTTCTTCGATAACGTTTTCGTTCTGAACAACGTAGCAAACAATCAGTGGTTCATTTCCAATTCTCTCGACGGTACGACGTATAATGGACTTGCGTTTGCATCTGCCGAAGTCTCTCCGGGGTTTGTGCTTGGATTGGCAAATCAGCAAGAGAACGCTCTGCTGTTCTGCACCAACCATATCGAGACATGGTACGATGCTGGAACGCCTATCTTTCCGTTCCAGAGGATTGATGGAGCCACAGTCGAGCGTGGTTGTGTTGCCGGTCAGGCGGTAGTCAAAGAGGACAACTCGGTATTCTTTCTCGGCGACGATCTTATCTTCTATCGCCTGGATAATTTCATTCCTCGCAGGGTTTCCACTCATGCGGAGGAAGATTCGTGGCGATCATATACGACGGTTTCCGATGCCTATACGTTCTCGTTCACATATGAAGGTCACAAGTTCATAGTTCTCACTTTTCCTAGCGCAAACGCGACTTGGATATTCGATATTGCAACGAACTTTTGGCACATCAGGAACTCGCGGGATCAGTTTGGCAACTCCTACGGACGTTGGCGCGCTTCATGTGTTGCAAGCTGCTACAACAAAATCCTAGTCGGCGATGCCTATTCTGGACAGATAGGCTTCATCGATAAGACCGTGTTTACCGAGTACGGGAATACGATGGTTTCCCGCATGGTCGCACCTTCGATCAATAGCGATAGGATGCGGGTGTTCCATTCCAATTTCGAGTTGGACATGGAAACCGGCGTTGGAAATACAGTCGATCCCGGCTCTAATCCGCAAGTGATGCTGGACTGGTCGGATGACGGGGGAAGGACTTTCACCATCCCTCAGACATGGCGATCATTGGGAAAAATAGGAGCATATAAAACCCGCGTTCGCTGGCCCGGCATTCTTGGTCAATCGAGGGATAGGCGCTATCGTGTTTCAATCTCCGATCCTGTGCCGCGCGTTGTAATCGCGGCTCGGGCTGATATTGAGGTTGGGATGCTATGATTCCAGCGAGTGCCATCCCCACTCCGATTGTTTCGCCTACGGCGGCAAGCCAGAGTTTCATTACGCAGAATACCGGCAATTCTGCTACGTTTCAACCAAAGCTATCGAATACTGGCCGCCTAGCCCTACAGCAGATGCACGATTATGTCGTGAACATGTGCCGGAGGTTTCCTGCGAATGCCTCGACAAGCAGCAACGTGATAACGCTCACATTGCTATCGGTGCAGCCATCGTTGAACCAATATGCCGACTATGACGATTTTGGATTTGTTGCGGATGCTTCGACTACGGGAAACGTTAGCGCGGTGGTGATGACGACGGTGAACAATAATCTAACCGCGCTCGCTACTCTGAATGTCTATAAGAATAACGGCGGTACGCAGGCTGGAAACGGAGATATTGTTGCCGGCAGACAATACTGGCTGACCTATGTGGATTCGCTCAACTCAAATGCAGGTGGCTTTGTTGTCAGATAAGTTGGCTACATTTTCAACGCGAGATAAGGTCAACTTTCTCGAAGCGGAAATGTACAAGCATCCGCAGCGAGAGATACCGATCAAGCATTACTTTTCGCCGGGTGTTTATGCGCGCGAGATTACCATTCCTGCGGATACTCTATTGACGGGCCGAGTTCATAAATATGCGCAACTTAATATCCTTTCAGGTGGGGAGATTTCAGTGCTGACGGAGAATGGAGTTGTCAGAGTGAGGGCGCCATTTACTGTCGTATCGCCTCCTGGAACGAAACGCATTGCCTACGCTCACACTGAATGCACATGGACAACCATCTTGCATACTGATGAAACCGATCCGGATAAGATTGAAGAACTGTTTACGGTGGCTACGGACAAGGAATATCTGGAATTCAAAGAGGCGCAAAAGTGTCTTACATAGCAGCGGCCATTGGTGGAAGTGCTCTTATAGGCGGTGGTGCATCAATCTTCAGCGGTTTGGAACAGTCCAACGCCGCCAGTAAAGCATCGCAGGCTCAGGTTGGGGAAGAACAGCAGGCTCTTGCGCTGCAGCAGCAGGCATTAGGCAATCTTAATCCTTGGATTAATGTTGGCTCTGGGGCAAACTATACGCTCGGTAGTTTGTATGGTATTGGTGCCAACGGTCAGCAAACAAATGCACCTAGCAATTTTTCGCAGTTCTTTAATTCGCCAGATTATCAATTTGCGCAGCAACAGGGACAGGCTGGCCTTGTGAACTATCAGAATGCGGAAGGGCTTGGTGGCTCAGGTGCCGGTCTAGCGGCAGCTTCGACATTCAATCAAGGCTTGGCAACTCAACAGTTTGGAAACTATTTCAATCGACTCATGGGGCTTTCTCAATTGGGCGCGAGTTCGGCTCAAGCTGGTGTGAGTGGCGCAAACGCAGCGGCGAATACGATAGGCTCCATCGGTCAATCTCAGGCATCGGGGATTATTGGTAGTGCAAATGCACTTGGGAGTGCCGCATCTGGTGTTGGAAGTGCACTGAGTGGATCAGCCAATAGTCTGCTTCTCGCCAGCGCACTCGGGAAAGCGCCGAATATTGGTTCCTCATCTGCAAGTCCGAGTTCTTATCAATGGGGCACGCCATCCGCTCCATATACTCCTACACCGTGGGGATAACCGTTGCCCGATTACAACCCTGCTATTGCCGCACAGATTCAGCCTCCCGCGCCAGTACAACAGCCGAACTTTGTCCAGACATTATCGCAGGCTGCGGAGATTCAGCGTTCGCAAGCGCAGACAAGTCTTGCACAAGTTCAGGCTCTACAGCAGACGCGGCAATACAATGCGTTACTTGCTGCCTCTCAGGCTTATCAGCAAGGCGCCGATCCTGTCGGGGCTTACTTAGGTGGTGGCGGCAATCCAGAGGGTGCATCGCAACTACAAAACCTGTTTCTTCAACAGAAAGCGGCGGCGGCAACTCCGGGCGGTCTTGCGCCACAGGCATATGAACAATTGACTGGTGCTGCGCGAAACCGGCAAGAGACTGCCAATCTTGGCGTGACAAATCAGGTTCTTCAAACTGACAAAGCACAAAAGGACATGCAGTTTCGCGGCGGTGTTGCACAATCCATGCTCACTGATACCAGCGATGACAATTGGAATACACAAGCCACTCAATTGAAAGGTCATGTATCGCCGCAGGGATGGGCACAGATACAGGCGGCCAAGACGCCAGCGGAGCGCCAACAAGTCGCCAAGAACATGATCGCGGCTGCATTGCCGCCAGCCGATGCCGTCAAACAAGAGGCTACAGATGCCACGAGCCAGCTTTCTACACCGCTCGGCAGACTTAGCGGGACAACGGGGAATACGCCGCAGGCTCCGGCGTCGGCGCAATTGGGACCAGGAATTGGCGGTCGTCCCGCAATGTCTCCCGGCGCAGTCAAAACTCAAGAAGGATTTGCCGGTCAGAACGTCAAAGACGTAGGCGAAGCCAACGAGGCTTATAAGACTGCCGGTAATGTTCAATCTGGCTTGCTTACCCTGCAAAACAACTTAGATCAGCTTCCCGCAGGCGGATACTGGACGACGGGTAAGGATGCTGGAACGAGACTTGCACTTGCCAAGACTGTGAATACTGCCGTTCAGGCGGCAGGTGGTCAGCCGATATTTGATCCGTCGAAAGTTGCGGCCGGCGAAGCGGCTCAGAAAGGCACAACGAAACTCGGCTTTGATCTCGCGAAAACACTTGGCAGTCGCGAGGCTGCTATGATCGTTCAGCAGTCCATCGGTGTCCAGCCCGGTATCGAAATGTCACCGGAAGGCAACCACAAGATCATGACCTCTCTCATGGTGGCTGCACAACGCGACAAGGACTACGGAAAGTTTGTCAATCAATATGTGAAAGACAATCCTAACATGACGCCAGGCGAAGCGCAGATTTCTTTCAATCAGCAACACCCGCCATCCGAGTATGTGCAGAACTATAATCGCGTGATACAGGCGCCAAAGGCGGCAGTTGATATGCTTCGTAAAGACCCAAAGCTTGCCCCGCAATTCGATGCCAAGTACGGCGGCGGTGAGAATATCTCGCGGTTCCTGTTGGGCAACTGATGGCTGACACTAATCCCTTCGATCAGTTTGATACTCAAGCGCCAGCCGCAGTAGTTGCAAATCCGTTCGACCAATTCGACACTCCACATGCGCCGTTGCGAATTACAGTTGGCCCCAATCCATTGCCGCTCAATGGCGGCGATCCAGGGGGAACAACTGGCGGAACCGTTCCGGTTGATCGAAGTAACCTGCCTGCTGCAATTGCAGATATTCCGGGGGAAATCAAAAACGCCGTTAGTGAAAACGCCAAAGCTATCAACGCCGGTCTAAATCCATTCTCGGAAGATTATCAAAAGGCGCACGAATCACAGTTCGGTGGATTGGCCGCTACTGGCCAAGGCTTGCTTGCTGTTCCGGGAATGGCAGCGGCGCCTATTACCGGAACTGTTCGATCAGTCATTGGCCATACTTTTGCAGATGCGTTGCATGGAGTGGGTTCTGTAATTGCGCCAGAAACGGCGGCGCAGGATGATCCGGCAAAACTCTATGACATAGGCAAGGGCGTTGCCGATACCGCGCAACTGGCGTTAGGGGCTAGACCAGGATTAGGGCCACGTCCTATCGGCGTTGCTCCTACGCCTGTTCCAGACGTATTGTTATCCCAAGGTCAATCAACCGGCAATCTTGGTCTTATCAAGCAGGAACAGAAAGCTGCTGCGGGCGATCTTGGAACGGCAGCTCAAGAGCGCGCCAAGCAGTTCAATGCTCAGCAGGCGGGGCAAGTCCAGAACGCCAACGACGTTGTAGCCAAGTCCTTCGATCAGTTTAACCAGAACATAGCGCAAAATCCGCGTGATGCTGGCGCCATTGCACAGCAGGGCTTGCAACAGGCCCGGAATGTCGAGAAGGCCGCTGTAACCAATAAATACCAGACGGCGCGGGCTTTGGGCGGCGAAATTGATGCCAGTGCCTTCCACAACATGGGCGGTTCGATCCGAACCGATCTTACGGGGCGCCCCGAACCCGTTATTATTGACGATAAACTAACCCCTTGGGCCAATCAGGCTATCGGGGAAATCGACAAGGCTTCCAATTTCAATATCCCCAATGCGGCTAATCCAGCAGGGGCACCAAATCCAAGCCAAGTCAGGGGCGTCTCCCTAGAGGGTCTGGAACAGGTCAGGAAGCGCCTCAGTGAGCTACGGCGCGGGGCGTGGGCCAATAACGCCTCTGACGGAAGGGCTACCAGCGCCGTCCTGGATGCCTTTGACGACCATGTTACGCAGGCAGTCAATTCTGGGGCCTTTCGGGGCAATCCAGACGCGGTAGATGCCTGGAATGAGGCTAGGGCCTCATCGGCGGAATTCAAGAAGAAATTCTCGGCCAATAAAGGCGATACGGTTGGCAAGCAGATAGAGAAGATTATTGGGCCTCGGGGCGGCGAACCTCTAACCCCCAACGATGTTGCTGACGCTTTATTCGGTCGCGCGGGGACCAATCCGGGTTCAACCAATGTCGGGGTTGCTGCTCGGGTTAGGAATATTCTCGGTAAGGACTCGCCCGAATGGTCAGCAGTCAAGCAAGGTCTATTCTCTCGTCTCGTAGAGCGCGGGGAAGGCGAAGCCGAAATGGGACCGGGCATGATCGCCAATCGGATATTCAAGTTTCTCAATTCCGATGGCCGCGATATGGCTAACGCGGTTTTCTCGCCAGCAGAACGTCAGGCAATTGCCAAGTATGGCGATCTAATGCGCAAGTTGGAAGTGCCGAAAGGCGCGACGATGACGGCGGGATCGGCGCCTCTTGTCGGTCCAATTCTGCGGCGTATCGGCACCGGCATTTCCTACTTGCTAGGCGCTGCTATTGCTCACCATGCGGGATTTGGGACCGAGGGTGAGATCGTCGGCGCTACGATATCCGGTAAGGGTGGTGAAATGCTGAACAACTGGCGCAATGG